TAGCGGAAGTACATGGAACACGCAGAGACGAACACCCAGAATGGCTAGCAGATAAGAAGTTTGACCATCGTTGTGCAATCGGTGGATTACCGGAGTTCTTTAGACATGACTCTAAAGACTTTCCTCGTGAGACTTATCTTATTGCAGACCCAGAAAGAAGACAAATGTGGCGCAGTCTATTTGATTCGTGGGATAAAAAAGTCATAGGAATTACCACACATGGTGGCGGTAAAAGAACCAATGAAAAAGGTCGCAAACTTACAAAAGATGATATACAATCATTATTGAGTCGTGATGACTTAATTTTAATTTCATTAGATTACGTAGTCGATGAGAAAATAGATGGGGTGAAGTATTTTCCATTTGCTACGCAATCATCTGATTATGATGACACCGCAGCATTAATCGCTGAATTAGATGCCGTTATAGGCGTTAATACGACCGCACAGCACTGTTCTGCAGCATTGGGTGTTAAGACTATCTGTTTAGTACCAAAACATCACCAGTGGCGTTATGCACAGCCTAGCATGCCTTGGTATAGACATATGACACTTAAGTATCAAGATAACAAAACATGGAAAGAAGTCATTGAGTCAGTTAATATCTGAAGAATATAGGGAAATGCAGGCTAAACTGCATGAGAACCCTAACTATGGGATTGCATCAACCTACTTTGCTCCTATTGTTGATGATATTATTACGCAATTTAAAATAACAGACTTACTAGATTATGGTGCAGGTAAGTTAAGACTACGAGACAGCATTAAATCAGAAGTTAATTACACAGCGTATGAGCCTAGTAATCCTGATTATGATGAATCACCTGAACCATGCGAATTTGTAACTTGTATAGACGTTCTAGAGCATATAGAACCAGAGTTACTAGATAATGTATTAGACGACTTACAACGAGTCGTTATTAAATATGGTCTATTTACTATTCACACCGGACCAGCAGTAAAAACACTTCCAGATGGCAGAAATGCACATCTAATACAACAACCATATACCTGGTGGCAACCTAAAATCAAAGAACGATTTGAAATTGTAAGACAAGTTGCTATGGATAATGGTTACATTGTATTCGTAAAACACAAATAAGGATTCCTAAATGGCATTTACTAACTATACGAGCTTTGTCTCGACAGTAGAGAATTATCTTGCTCGTTCAGACTTAACATCTGTTATCCCAGATTTCGTAGAGCTAGCACAAGAACGTCTATCAAGAGATTTAAGAGTGCAAGAGATGTTAAAGGTAGCTACTGCTGATACAGTTGGAGGCGATAAGAATATATCATTTCCTGCTGACTTTTTAGAGTTAAGAGAAATACACATACAAGGCAATCCTGTTTACACACTAGATTTTCAAACACCAGATAAATTCTTCAGAAATGGTAAAACAAGTGAATCAGGTGTACCCACACACTTTACGATGTTAGGTGCTGAATTTCAATTTGCACCAGTTCCTGATGGAACACAAACAGTACAAATACTCTATTATGCTAAACCTGACTTTATTAGTGCATCACAAGCAAGTAATGTGTATTTAGCATATTTCCCTGATGCTTTACTCTATGCAACTCTAGCAGAATCAGAACCATATCTGATGAATGATGAAAGATTAGCAGTATGGTCTAGCTTATATGATAGAGCAATCGCAAATATTAGAGAAAATGATAAGGGTGCAACATTCTCTAGTGCAACATTAAACGTAACAACTTCATAAGGAACTATTATGGCAGAATTTAGTAATTTTTTAGAGAACGCATTAATTAATGCTACTTTAAGAAACACAACATATACATCACCAGCAACAGTGTATGTATCACTTTACACAACAGACCCAACAGATGCAGATTCAGGTACAGAAGTATCAGGTGGTTCATACGCAAGAACATCAGCAACTTTTGATGCACCATCTAATGGTGTTACTCAAAACAGTGCCGACATCACATTCCCTACATCCACTGCTTCATGGGGAACTGTTACGCACATAGGTCTACATGATGCTTCTACAGCAGGTAATTTGTTATTTCATACACCTTTAGATACATCTAAAACAATCGACTCTGGTGATATATTCAAGATTGAAACAGGTAATCTCACAGTTACATTAGCATAAGGATAAACAATGGCATTAGTCGTTAAAGATAGGGTCAAGGAAACTACTTCTACGACTGGAACAGGTACAGTAACTCTTGCTGGTGCTTCTACAGGGTTTCAATCTTTTTCAGTAATCGGTGATGGTAATACAACTTACTATACACTCGTAAGTGGAAATAATTGGGAAGTAGGTCTAGGCACATATACAGCAAGTGGTACTACATTATCTCGTGACACCATATTAGAATCATCAAATGCTGGTAGCGCTATTACATTGTCTGGAACAAGTGATGTATTTTGTACATATCCTGCTGAAAAAGCAGTTATACAAAATTCACAAAATGGTGGTGAAGCACCTCATCTAGTAGCTACAGATGGAATGATTATGCACAATGGCACAATCTCATCTAGCTATACGATTGCATCAGGACATAACGCTATATCAGCTAGTCCTGTTGTTGTAGCATCAGGTGTTACTATTACTGTACCAACAGGTCAACGATGGGTAGTTATTTAGGAAAACAATATGGCAAAAAACAAAATATCAGAATTTGACACAACCGCAGCTAATAATACGGATATAGGTAGTATTAATATTGCAGAGGGCATGGCTCCAAGTAATGTGAATAATGCTATTCGTGAGTTAATGGCACAATTAAAAGATTTCCAAACAGGTGCAGATGGTGATGATTTAACTGTTGGTGGTGATTTAACAGTTACAGGAACAAGCACATTAGGTGGTAATCTAGCAGTCACAGGAACAGGTATATTCACATCAACAGATGCAGTAACATTACCAGTCGGTACAACAGCCGAACGAAACGGCACTCCTGTTCAAGGTATGTTAAGATATAACAGTACGTTATCAAGATTTGAAGGATACAATGGTTCTTATTGGAATCAAGTTGGTGGTGGAGCAACAGGTGCAGCAACTGATGAAGTATTCCATCTCAATGACGGCACAGTCACAACAAGCTACACATTACCTACAGGTAAAAACGCAATGTCTGTTGGCACTATCACTTTAAACACAGGCGTAACAGTAACAGTTCCATCTGGTCAAAGATGGGTTATATTATAAATGAAAGACTGCTGGGATTGTAAGAAAACTTTAGATTTATCATTATTTTTTAAGGATAAAACCCGTAAAGATGGTCATTCTCATCAATGTAAAGAATGTGTTAAAAAATACAATCAAAGTAGAAAGGCACATATAGCAAAATTAGCTAAAGAAAAATACCAATCTAATCAAGAATTAGCTAGACAAAAAGCAAAAGAATATTATTTCAACAATATTGAAAAGCGTAGAGCTTATGCTTTACAATGGAAATATAATAATAAAGATAAAGTAAAAGCTAATGAGGCAAAATATAGGTCAAATAATTTCGAGAAGATGGAATGGGATATATCTCAAAGAAGAAAATCTGTAAAAAATGCAACTCCAAAATGGTGTAATAAACAATTAATCTCAAAAATATATAATTTAAGAAGTAAATTAAACAAATTAGCAGGATATGCTAAATATCATGTAGACCATCAAATACCATTAAAAGGTAAAACAGTAAGTGGGCTTCATGTAGAAAATAATTTAAAAATAAAATTAGCGAAGGATAACCTAATGAAAGGAAACAAATTATGCCCACAATTATAAATGCGGATACCTCAGATGGATTAAAGTTTACCTCTGATACATCTGGTGAAATAAACTTACAATCAGGTGGTGCAGATATTGCTACAGTCAGTAGCACAGGTATTGCAATGGCAAGTGGTAAAACATTACCAGCAGCATCATTAACTGGAACATTACCAGCTGGAACTAATGTTATATCTGCTGGAACATCAGTAGCATCTACATCAGGAACATCTATTGACTTTACTGGTATTCCTAGCTGGGTAAAAAGAATTTCAATTATGTTAGATACAGTATCTACAAATGGTTCAAGTACTTATCAAGTTCAAATTGGAGATTCTGGTGGTGTAGAAACTTCTGGGTATATAGGTGTTGCTGGCACTATAACTTATGTTTCTAACACTACTAGAGGAAAAGCAAATTCAAGTGGATTTTTAATTTATGGAACTTCAACTGCTTCATCTTACACACATACAGGAATTATTCAGTTATCAAATTTAACAGGAAATACTTGGGTAGTAAACGGAGCATTTTATGATACAGGTATTGCTTGTAGTATTCCATCTGGATTAAAAACATTAACATCAACATTAGACCGAGTTCGCATAACAACAGAAAATGGAACAGACACATTTGATGCTGGAACTATTAACATTATGTA